TTGCCACGGGCATCATTGCCACCCTCGGCGCCTACATCCACCGTCTGCACGGCCAACTGGCAACCGAGCGCGCGCTAACAACGGCGCTCACCGCCGCCAACAAGGCGCTTGCCGATGAGTACGCCGCCGCCGATGCGGCTTATCAGGCGTTAATCGCAACCACGTCGCAAATAGCGACGCAATACCGCCCCGCCATCCACCGCGTGCAACAAGCCCCGGCGCATGACGATGCCCCGGTGGCGCCGGTATTGCGGCAAGCGCTGGAGGATTTGCCATGAGAGCCATTGCCCTGCTGCTTGCCATCACGCTCACCGCCTGCGCGCGCGACATCCCGCGCTACCACCCCATCGCCGTGCCGACCGGCCTCACCGCGCCGGTTGCCACCCCCGAAAAACCCGACCCGCAGCGCGCGACGCAGCGCGATGTCGCCCGCTACCTCATCGAGCAGCATCAGGCGCTCACCACCTGCAACGCGCGTCTCACCGTCATCCGTCAATGGAGTAACCAATGGACAACCGCAAAATAACCCCCGAACACTTACAAAGCCTCATTGCCGATGCCGAATATCAGCGCTTTGGCGCCACCCTCACCGTTTGCGTACTGCATCTGAAATCCGGCTTTGACGTCGTTGGCAAATCCGCCTGCGTCGATAAAGCAAATTTTTCAGAGGAATTGGGACGGAAATACGCCTACGAGGACGCCTTTGAACAACTATGGGAGCTTGAAGGCTACGCCATGCGGCAGCGGTTATTTGAGGCGGCGAATGGATGAAGCCGACCGCGCCGCAGCGCTAATTGAGGCGACCACCGCCAATGCGCTTGCCCGCATCCATGCGGCACAACAGCAAGCGGGACAGGTAAATTGCGCAGATTGCGGCGAGCCAATACCGCCTGCGCGGCGCAAGGCGAACCCCGCCGCCATCCGCTGCATTGACTGCCAAGAAATCTACGAAAGGAGACACCGTGGGAAGCCCTAACATCCCGTTATGGAAATTTGTTTTTGACGTCATCCAAACCGCCTTTACGGTCGGCATCACCATCTACGTGTGGATACTCGCCAAACACAAGGCAAACGCCAGCCGCATCGCCGCGCTGGAAGACAAAGCTACCGAAGAACTCGGCCACGTCAAAAACCGCCTGACCGAATTGGAAACGCGCATCGAACACCTGCCGAACCGTGAAGCCATCGGCAACATCCACAAACGCCTCGACCGGCAGGCAGAAACCCTGCACAAGATGGAGGGGGCGCTTGATGGCGTGAATGACACCAGCAAACTCATCCTCGAAGTGCTCTTGAAAGGAGACAAATCATGATGCAAGACGCCGTGCGCGCTTACCGCCGCCGCGCCATATTGAGTCTGCTTGAATACGACAGCGACTATCGCTTGTCGCTCGATATGCTCGACCTCTGCCTGGAACAAACCGGGCAGAACATCACCTACGACCAGCTGCAAACCGAAATCGGCTGGCTGGAAGAACAGGGCTATATCAGCCGCAGCCATCCGTCGCCCAGCCTGACGATGGTGACATTGACCGACCGCGGCCTTGAAATCGCGCGTGGCAAAGCGCGGGCGCATGGCATCCGTGACCTGCGCCCGTCCGAACTGCGCGACATTGAGGCGCGTCGCTGATGGCGGCAAACAGCATCAAGACGCTGCCGCCCGCGCTGCTGGAGCAGTTGCAAGGCTGGCTGCGCGACCCCGCCATCACCCAGCTGGAGGCGACCGAGCGGCTGAATGCCGTCCTCGCCGAGCTGGGCGAAAAACCGCGCAGCAAAAGCGCGGTCAACCGCTATGCGCTGAAAATGAGCGAGGTCGGTGCGAAAATCCAGCAATCGCGCGAGATTGCCGATATGTGGATTGCCCGCTTTGGTAACCAGCCACAAGGCAAGGTCGGCGCGCTGCTGAACGAGCTGGTGCGTAACCTCGCCTTTGAAACCGCGCTGCAATTATCGGAAGACGAAGAACCGGCACATCCCGGCCTCTTGAAAGACTTGGCGCAGGCGATAGAAAAACTGGAGCGCGCCTCTACCATCAACGACAAACGCCAGCGCGAAATCGAGCAGGCCGCCTTGGCGCGTGCCGCCGCCGACGTCGAGGCCACCGCCAAATCGCAAGGGCTATCCGACGAGGCGGTCGAACTCATCAAGCAGCGCATCTTGGGAGGCTGAGATGGCTGGTGTCCTCCTGCCCTACCAAATGCAATGGATTAACGACCCGACCCCGGTGCGCGTCTATGAAAAATCACGCCGCATCGGCATCAGCTGGTCCACCGCCGCCGAGGCCGCCTTGGTGGCGGCGGCCGCCTCCGGCATGGACGTCTGGTACATCGGCTACAACAAGGACATGGCTGAGGAATTTATCCGTGACAGCGCCGACTGGATTGGCCATTACCAGTTGGTCGCCGAGGCAGTAAGCGAGGAGATACTCAACGACGGCGACAAGGACATCCTGACCTTTGTCATCCGCTGCGCGTCGGGCTACCGCATCACCGCCTTATCGTCGCGCCCCTCCAACCTGCGCGGCAAACAGGGCTACGTCATCATCGACGAGGCTGCCTTCCACGAGCAGCTTGATGAGCTGCTCAAGGCGGCGATGGCGCTGCTCATGTGGGGCGGCAAGGTTGCCATCATCAGCACGCACGACGGCGTCGATAACCCCTTCAATCAGCTTTGTCAGGACATCCGCGCTGGGCGCAAACCCTATGCCCTGCACCGCACCACCTTCGACGAGGCGGTCGCACAAGGCCTCTACCGCCGCATTTGCCAAGTGCGCGGCATGGAGTGGACAGCGGCGGGGGAGGCGGCATGGACGGCGGGCATCTACGAACAATACGGCGCGGACGCCGATGAGGAGCTGCGCGTTATCCCTTCCAACAGCGGCGGCGCGGTACTCTCGCGCAGCCTGCTGGAGCTGCGTGCCGACCCCGTCCCCATCCTGCGCCTTGCCCAGCCCGACGGCTGGGCAGAATACCCGGCAGAGCTGCGCTCGGCCGATATCGCCGACTGGTGCGAGCGCGAATTGCGCCCGTTGCTGGCCACGCTAGACGGCACGCGCGAACACGTCTTTGGCATGGACTTCGCGCGGCACGGCGACCTCTCGGTACTGGTGCCGCTGCAAATCGCCGCCGATACCCGCCGCCATGTGCCGTTTGCGGTCGAGTTGCGCAACATCCCGCACGCGCAACAGCGGCAAATCGTCTATTACCTGCTCGACCGCCTGCCACGCCTGACTGCGGCGTGGTTTGACGCAAGCGGCAACGGCGAGTACCTCGCCGAGGCCGCACACGACCGCTACGGCAACCGCGTCGCACAAATCAAACTCTCCAACGCCTGGTACAGCGAGCATATGCCACCGCTGGTGGCAGCACTGGAAGATGACGCGCTACGCATCCCCAAAGACGCCGACATCATCGACGACCTGCGCGCGCTGGAGCGCATCGACGGCGTCATCAAACTGGGACGGCGCAGCGGCAAAGCGGGCGAGCGCCACGGCGACGCCGCCATCGCCCTCTGCCTCGCCTACGCCGCCAGCCGCAGCAATACCGCCCTGCCCGTAACCGTCGCCATTGAGGACGGCTACACCAAGCCTGCCTATCTGGATTACTAACTATGACCACACCCAACTCCAAAACCCTCGCCCGCCCAACTGCCGCGTCGCGAGAAGTCGCGGTAGAACGCAACCTCACCGAAATCGAACAGCTCGACACCCTGCTCACCCAACGCCTCGGCGGCGACCTCAACGGCTACCGCGACCTCTTGACCGACACCACCGTCAGCGGCGTCTGGGCGCAGCGGCAAACGGCGCTGACCAAACTGGAGCGGCAGGTCTTGCCGCACGACCCGGACAACGCCGCCGACGTCGAGGTAGCGGAATTTGTCGCCGCACAACTGCAACGCCTCAACTTTGACGCGGTGCTGAAAGCGATGCACTGGGGCGTGTTTTACGGCATGGCCGTCGGCGAAGTGATGTGGGGCATTGAGGACGGCAAAGTAGTGCTGGACAACGTCCTCGTCCGCGACCGGGGCAAATTCAAATACGACCTGCACAAACAGCTCATCTACACCGGCAACGGCGCCGATGAAGTGATGCCGCCGCGCAAATTCTGGACATTTTCCGCAGGCGGCGACACCACCGACAACCCCTACGGCCTGGGGCTGGCGCACTTCCTCTACTGGCCGGTGCTGTTCAAAAAATCCAACGTCAAATTCTGGTTGGTGGGAAACGAAAAGGCGGCGACATCCGTGCCGCATGGCCAGTACGACCCGCGCAGCCCCACCGCCGACGCCGACAAACAGCAACTGCTCGCTGCGCTCACCGCCATCAAGAACGCCGCCGCCACCGTCACCCCGCTCGGCGCCACCATTGAGCTGCTCAAGGGCGAGGCAGGCACCACCGACTACGCCAAACTGTGCGAATACATGGACGAGGCGATTGCGCTGGTAGTACTGGGACAGGTGATGACCTCGCAGGCGGTCGGCGGGCAATACAAGGCGGAAATACAGGACGAAGTCAAAGACGACATCGTCAAGGCCGATGCCGACCTGCTCTGCGCCTCCTTTAACGAGACGATAGCGGTATGGCTGACCGAATGGAACTTCCCCAACGCGCGACCGCCCAAACTGTGGCTGCGCACCGAAGAAACCAAAGACCTGCAAAAACTGGCCGACACCTACGCAAAAATTGCCGCGCTCGGCTACCGCCCGACCCAGGCACAACTGGAGCAGGACTTTGGCGGCGCGTGGGAGGCAATGCCGCAACCGAGTGCCTTGCCTGCCCCCGCAGACGCACACGACTTTGCCGAGGGCGATATATCCAGCGCCCCGGATGACATGAGCACCCGCCTCGCGCGCGAGCTGGCGCCGCACGGCGAGGCATGGGTTGCCAAGATTAGCGCCGAGCTGGCGCAATCTGCGACCCTGTTGCAATTCCGCGAGCGCCTCGACGCATTGGCGGGCGAGGTGCCGCTCGACGCCTCTGCCCCCCT